GGACTGCGCTACCCGTCAGGCTATCGCAGACAACGCCCGTGCCATCGTGGACAACTGCAACGCCAATTTCCGCAGCATGATGGACTACTTCACGCAGGATAAGATTGCCACTCTGACCGCTGAGAACCAGAACCTGAAGTTCGCTGCTTCTCAGGATCGTCAGAATGCACTTCTGACCACTGTGATGTCCCAGCAGACCGATACCATCCTGAACCGGGTCAATCCTCGTCCGATTCCCGCTTATCAGGTGGCGAACCCTAACGTTGGCGTGAACTGCTGCGGCTGCTGCTAACCTACACACTCCCCGATAACACCGGGTGAACCATCGGGGCAGGGGTAAGACACCTCTGCCCCTGATTTTTTTAGGAGGAAACTACTATGGCTTGCAAAACAAGCTGCAAACTCTGCCCGCACTTGGTCATCAGTCAGGCAGTCACGTTTGCCAATGACACGCTGACCATCAATATCCCTGCTGGCGCATACCAGAACGGAGAGAAGTATTGCATCGTGGTCGCTCAGAGCATCCCGGACACGACCACCATCAACGCACCTGTTGTCATTACCATCGGCGCAGGCACAACCGCATACCCTCTGACCGATTGTAACTGCGCTCAGGCAACCGCCGAGAGCATCCACACTCGCACCCGCTACGCTACCCGCGTTGCAACGTCTGCCACTGGCACAGGCACTTTCAAATATCTTGGCTGCTTCTGCCGTTCCCACGCCGGTGCGCCTGCGTCCATTTCCTGAGGAGGTATAGATTATGGGCAAGACTAATTTTCGCCGCATGATGATGCTCCGTGACCACGACAAAGACCGTGAGCCGGAACGTGACCGCCTTGAGGAAGAACGTGACCGCAGGGAGCGTGATCTGGAACGCCGTCTGCGCAAGCTGGAAGATGGCAATGACCGCCATCCCTACTATCCGCAGGAGGAGAACCGCTACATCGACCCCTACCCTATCCCCCGCTACCCTGACGTAGAGAATGGGCGCAGAATGCCGCAGATTGGCTTTTCGCAGAGCGGAGACTGGGACAAGCGGTCTGGGCAGTATGAGCATGGCGGTGCGGACAGCCGTTCCATCAAGATGCCGCGCAAGCACCTCACCCACGATGAAGCGGAGGAATGGTGCGACAGCATGGTGAACGCTGACGGCACGAAGGGCTGCCACTGGACGCTGGAACAGACACAGGATGTTGCCAAACAGCGCAACATCACCTGTGAACCGAACGATTTCTGGGCTGTCATGAACATGATGTACTCGGATTATTGTCAGGTCGCAAAACGCCAGTCCGTTGACACTCCGGGCTTCTACGCTGACATGGCAAAGGCATTCCTTGAGGACGCAGACGCCGCAGATGGCAAGGCATATCTCTACTGGGATTGCATTGCTGATAAGTAAAACAAGAGAGGGGGTGTGCCCAATTTTGGGCAAATCCCCTCTTTATTTACTATCAACGCTGAAAATTCAGCCGCCAATTCAGCCTAAGTCAATGTGGTCTTTCGATGCTGCAACGGACAGGTTATAGATGTACTCCCCTGCCGTGAATCCGTGCTTGCGCGCTTCTCTCGTAACGAACGTCCGCTCGCTGTCGCTCATAAGAATTGTGATTCGCTTGCTACGTTTGCCGTCACCCTTCTGCCCCTGATGGGAAGTGTAAGGCTGAATCTCCATCGTGCGCTTTGCATCGTTGACGGACAGGTTTGTAAGCGCAATCATAATCTGCTGGTTTTGCTGTACGATGGCTTGCAGGACTTCCGTGTTCTTCATCAGCACTTGTAAAATTGCATCGTTCTGCGTGTCGGGCTTGTTCTCCTGTGGGGCAAGACTGTAATAGCCATCCTTTCGGAGAGACGGAAGAACGTCATCGAAAACCCAACTCTCGAACTTCTCTGCGCCGGGCAACTTGCTGTGTGTGATAAGACGGTAAACGTCACCTTCTTGGATGAAAGCGATTGCTTGGACTCCTCCCTGTGTAGGGGCGTCGCGTTTCACGACACCCCTGCAATGGCGGGAAATTGCATCTCTCGGATTGCTATATCCCAACGCCTTTGCCACGTCAGAAGCACAAAAAAGAATCTTACCATCTTCTTCAATTGTGCGAAGCTGACCAAAGGCCTTGCTCTTAAAAACGTGGAGTGCGTTACATTTCTTGTTATCCATCATATCCTCCATATTTAACTGTTTGGCATCTTCCATGCCGACCTCATACGCCTTGTAAGTGATTCGAGATAATGCTTCTGCAATCTCATAATCATCCTTGTTGAGCGGACGGCCGTTGCTGTTTTGCTTGAAATTTTCGAGAATCTCTTCTTTCGTTGCTGGAATGTTCATTGGCTTTACCACAAAATATTGTTTGTAATACAACCATGAAGATGATATAATGGATTTATCATCCATAGTTGTATGGAGTGTAATCCCTTAAACTGTCTGAGACCGCCAAGTTACGAACAGTTTAGGGGATTTTTTATTGCTCAAGTTCCTTATCTATCATCTCGTTAAGCCATTTGGTCTTTGTTTTCCCTTGTTCCTTTAACTTTGCCGTTAAAGCATCGAGCTTCTCTCTCGGAATTGGAACACTGAACTGACCGATGGTTTCACGACGCTTTCGATAATACTCTGCGCTACTTTTAGCCAACTCAATCCCTCCTTTGTTGGCTAGCAATAATAGTATAACACTTGCTAGCATGAATGTCAATAGCACGAAAACTGCACGCATTTCAACGTCAATTCGTTAGAAAATGCGTGTTTTTTATTTTTGGTTCAATCTTCGAGAAAATCTTCCAATTCAATCTTTCCTTCTGCCGCTGCAACCGCCAGAGCGTACACAAACTGTCCAATCGTCATTCCGTGCCGTCTGGCTTCACGGTTGATGTACTTGCGTTCTTCCTCGCTCATAAGGATGGTAATGCGCTTAGAGCGCTTGCCGTCACCGCTTGCAACGCCTTGATGCGATTCCGGCATCGGGATTTTTTTCTTTGTCAAACCAGCTTCAGCTAGTGCGCCTGGAACATCGCCTTGTTCGATAAGACGTTGAACTTCCTTTGCCTGTTTCAGCTTCTTCGGCTTACCTTCGCTTACTACGGCATTGTTCGGCTGTGTTTCGCTGTCTTTGGCTTGCTTCGGCTTAATACTACTTAACTGTGCTTCATTAGGCTGTTCATGGCTGTCTGTGGCTTCACTAGGCTTAATCTGTGCTTGTTCGGCTTTGTTCGGCTTTGTTTGGCTTACTTCTTCTTCCTTTGGCTCACTTCGGCTTAATGTCTGCTCCGAAAAAATAGGCTGGAAATCAAAGCCGCCAAGCAAACCTGTGGATTTTTTGCTGGTTGATTTCATTTTTTTTCCGCCTCCATTCGTGCGCCACAACGCCCACAAAATCTTGTGTTGATATAGATATATGGGTCGCAATTATTATCACAATCCATAAGAGCATCACTTGGCCCCTTACAATCTTCGCATTCCCAATACCCAACTTGATTCCATCTCCAATGTGATATTGTTCGAACAACATTTTCGGTTTTAGCCATTTATATTCTCCTCGATAATTTTTCTCGCCAACACCTTGAAATCTTCTGCGCTGGTACTCTTTGCCGTGTCACCGCTAAACAGGCTGTGCCGCTCTGCCTGCGCCTTACGAACGCCCATAGACGGTCTAATCTTCACGTCAAGCAGCTTTGTTCCCATGCTCTGTGCAATCACAGGGAGCTGCTCTACAACTTCTTTGGACAGATTCTCACGGCTCTTGTACTGGTTCAGAAGCAGACCTTCAATCTTCAAAGTCGGGTTGAAGTATCTGCGAACGTCACCAATGGTCTGCGAAAGCTGGCTCAGTCCGGCAAGCGCATAGCGGTCTGCTGTAATAGGCACGATAATGCTATTGGCGGCGATCAGAGCGTTTACAAGTGCAAGGCCGAGCTGCGGGGGAGTGTCCAAAACAATGTAATCGTACCGTTCTGACACGGATTCCAGTGCTTCACGCAGCCGGAAGTTCTTGCCTATGTCCCGAACAAGCTGCTCGTCAATGTCCTTCAACGCATTGTCTGACGGCAGAATGTCACCGGCTTCACAGTGCTGGATTCCTTCCTCTACTGTGCCCTGCCGGGTCATTACATCGAACAAAGTACACACGTCCTCTGTCTGTGCGCCGTAGGTGTCCGTTGCGTTGCACTGTGCATCGCAGTCCACCAGCAGAATTTTCTTGCCAAGCAACTGCAACGCACCAGCCAGACAGGTGCTTGTGGTGGTCTTTCCTGTGCCGCCCTTCTGGTTGGCGACAGCTATAATTTTTGCCATTTTATCACTCTTTCTTTATTTGCCGTTAAGCACTTCAATGGAATAAAACGCTGGCATATACTTGTCTACGATACCCGCTTTGTCTACGCTTCTAATCAGATAGCCAACAGGTCTGTCGGGAAACGGCGTTCTGCTCAAGGACAAGATGTCCTTATACGCAGCCTTTACCGTGTCGTAAACCGCTTCTCTGCGTCTCGGCAGCTTGATTTCAGGATGCTCTTTCTTCATCCACTTCTCAACCACTTTTGCCACGTCAATGCAGTCTTGCTTTTCCAACTCGTCACACACAGACCAGTCAAAATCCTCGTATCCGCTTCTGCGTGGCTTTCTGGCAGCTTTTTGAGGTTCGGTAGATACTTCGCTTGCCTGAGCTTCAATCAACGTCTCAGATGCTTTAATTTTGGGCTTGAACTTGACTGCCACAGCCTTTCGCGCCACAAGAACTGGTTCATAGGTCACCACGATGTCAGACATAGCATTGATTTCATCTACTGCAACATCAAGCACTCGTTTGCGAAGGTTCTTGTAAACATCGTAGCTTGCTTCCATCGCACCGAGCTGTTCTCTCAGCTTTTTCAGACTGATTTCATGCGGCTTGCTATCCATGTTCAACCAGTCCCGAAGAATCGAATAAAGCAAAATGCTGTATTGAGACTTCATTCTTGACGTGTAACGCAGCCGATACCGAACATAGCCGCTTTCAGCAATGTCAAAGAAAATAGGGCGAAGGTCAGGGTTGCAAGTGATTGCCACAACATAAGACCTTGTTTCCGGCACATAGTCCAGTTTTGCCCTTGTGAAAAGGACAAAGCTCTCAAACGTTCCCTTCTCTTTGTCAATGGGAATCGACACAGTGTTGCCCAAAAAGTGCTTAATCTGCGGCTCAATCCTTCGTGCATCAAGGCTTTTTAACCCCAGCAGGTCTCTGTACTCTGCCAAAGTGAACTCCACACGGCTGCTGTTTGGGTCTCTCGGATTTATTCTTGACAAGTAAACCTCTAGCAGCCGAAGCTCGCCTGCTGTGTAGTCCCTAAACTTTGCCCACACAAGGGATTTGCTTTTCTCGACAAGGTTATTGTCTGATATTTTTGGCATCTGCTCACTTCCTTTAATGGTCTGAAAACAGTATATCACAAGTAGGGGGACGTGTCAACAATTTTCGTCCCCCGTGACTTGTCTTTTTGTCCCCCATAGGGTCGTCAAAACGTCCCCCATGACTTGTCAAAACGTCCCCCATGCTTTGTCATTTCGTCCCCCATCTACCTATTATATATTAAACAAGAAATAAACAAGAGGTTAAATATCATCGTTAAATAGGCGATGACGATAATTTTCAACAATTTCTTTCTTTTTCCATTCCAGCTTGTGGATAACTCAACCTTCAATTTTCTAAATAAAGTCTTTCCTACAATTATTAGTCTTATCTAACGTGTACAAAATGTGGATGAAAAACTTTTAAGCCGATGTTATGGGGGGACGGATTGACGAACCGATTAAATGCAAGCTGCGTATTATCGCTACTACGTTATTTATTCCGCGCAAATATTGTCGATTCATAGCCTATGGGGGACAAATTGACAAGGCGAAGGTATACCCAATCTGCATGAAACGTGTACAAAAAGTGGATAAACGTGGATAAAATGTTCTTCAAAAACTGCGATAATTCGACAATCAGCCAGTTATATTATTTGGATTCACGGTATAAGAATCGTTGGACTTCATAGCAGCTTCCGTTCCAGCGTCCTGCGCCTGATAGAGAATTTCCATCTTCGGGGCGGCTCCATTCGGGTCTGGGTCTGTTCCGGTAGCTTGCGCTATCTCGTAGTTGCCCGATACCATCCGGCAAACAGAGACCCTGTCCTTCAACGGTGTGTGGAGGTTTGCCAGAACCTCCGTCAGCACACCCATATGGTCTGAGCCGTGATCTCCGTACCGGATATACAACAAGGCATCTATCTCATAGGAAGAACATTCCATCATAGCATCTATGAGAATCTGCCGCTTCTCCAGACCAGGAAGGTCATCTTCCAAATGCTCCAGCAGCCCCGGGTAAATGCAAGCGTCCATGTATCGAGCCGCCGATACACCACAGCAGGTAAACCAGCGCATAGCCGTTGGCAGGGAAATAGCTGCCAGGCCTTGCTCCCAATTGGCGACCGTGCCACGATTTATGCCCATCCGTGCCGCCAGCTTCTGCTGGCTTAGACCAGAGTGCATCCGTGCCATCTCTAATGCTTTGGCCGTTCTTACTAAATATTCATCCATAAATTCACGCCCTTTCAACAAAATTCTGCAAAACTGCCGGATTCGACAAGCCAAAAAATGGAAAAAGCTGCTATGGAGAACCAACAGCAGCCTGTGTTATAACTATATTGTCAAAAAATTCCAAATAGAAAGGAAACACAAAATGAAAGAAACTGCAATCTGGAACCATGAACGTATGCCAATCATCGACGGAATGCCCGCCAGCGTTACCGATGGGCAGCCACACACACCTGAACCATGGGAGGAAAGCTAATGAACCGAACTGTAGATGCTCTGATTGTCCCATACGCCCGCAGACGGACGCTGGAGCTTGTCCTGAGCCTTTCTGGGTACGAAGCTGATAAAGATATGCTTACCTCGAAGCGAAAGGCATCCTGGAACGTGCCGTAGCCGCCTTAGACGATGGACGCGACCCGGCAGATAACATCGAACGCATTGACGGACAGCTCGTAGAGCTGTGATTGGAGGAAAGATGGATAGGCGTTGTCCCTTTTGACTTGAACGCTCGTGGCTTCCCCGATGAAAAGTAACGGATGTGAAGAAAACATTCGATTTTTGCGAAGTTGTTCAAATTATATTGACTGCACAACCAAAAGATGTATAATCATATCAAATGAACATTCGTATTTACTGATCGGGAGGATATGCTGCAATGAGCGAACAAGAAAGAGCGGAGATTGACAGGTTTATCGCATGGTTGTTGGAACACCCTGAAAAGATTCCGGCAGCTGAGCAAGTCCTAGACCTGGAATAACAGAAAACCCCTTGCGCAGAGCTACACCAGCCCGGTACAAGGGGGTTTTTATTTTACCGGGTCAGAACCATTTCTTTTTTCGGTTTCTACGGTAACGATATTTTCTGCTGTTGCCATATAGTACACGGTCATTGCCTTTTAACAAGGCCTGCATGAACCAAAAGCAAAAGGCACAGCCGCACAACAAGTAATACATGGGCTTACCTCACATTTTCTCGATCAGGTTCATCAGAGCTTCACGCTGTTCTTTCGGCATAGATTCAAGTTTTTTCCGAATCCGCTCCACTGCTGCATCGATTTCGCTTTGCGGCTGCTGGGGCGGGTTTTCTTTTTGTTCGCCAGTGAGAAGGTAATCTACAGTAACGCCAAAGTACTGCGCCAACTTAACTGCATTCTGATTGGTCGGCTTTGCATCGTTTCCGAAACTTGCTTCTGTTCTCCAATAACTATAAGCGGATTTTGGGACACCAGCATTGGTTAAAGCACGAGATGGCTTTACTCCCTTTTCATCGCATAGTTTTACGAAATTGTCAAAAAACACAAAACTTACCTCCAGTGCTTGTACAAGATGACAAAGTTCTATTACTTGAACAAAAACACTTGAAAAGTTCTACTACTTGTGCTTTAATAAAGATACCGAGTTCAATCGGCAGAACAAATT